GATCGCCGGTGGGCGCTCCGAAACTGTATTGTTCGCTGAAGCTGCCGGTGGTCTGGTTCATCTGCGTGATGCCGCCGGGAATGTCGTACGGGTCGGCCTGCATGATCCTGCGGACGATGTCGCAGGTGATCTTCGTCAACAGTCGTGGCCGTTCGTCGAGGAGCCGCCGCCAGTTCGGGGAGCGTTCCTTGATGTAGTCGGTCACGTCCGCGAGATGCGTGTCGGCTTTCTCGCGTTCCTCGTCGGTGAGCTTGTGCCACCTCCGTTCGAGATCGTCGGAGGTGGCGAACATGTCGGGCTCGTCCGTCATGGTCACTTCTTGTCCGGCAGTTTGACCGCCCCGGCGGATACGAGGCCGGCGATGGTGTCGTCGAACTGTTTCGCCAACGTGTTGAACGCGGTGACGAGTTTGTCGAATTCGTCCTTGGTCGGAGTGTCCGCCGCGGCCTCGGCGATGTTGCTGTCGACGTTGCCGATCGCTTGTTCGGGCGCGTACTGCTTAATGCCGCCGAGGGTGTCCTCGCCGGCCGCCGGCAGCTCGTAGGCGCTGGATCCGGCGGAGAAGTCCGTGCCATCCTTGTTGACAAGGCTCACCTGCGCGTCCAACGGTCCGATCGCATGCTTCTTCTTACCTGACGGATTGACCACAAGGGTCTGGATGGGGAAACTCATCGTTCACCTCATTCCGTGGCCTTGAGTACGGCGAACGCCTTCGGATCGATGATCGCGAACGCGTACATCGCCTCGGTGCGGTATGCGATCTGGTTATGGGCCTTCAGGTCCACGCCGGTCTGGTCCGGATCGCCGTAGGCGATGATCTCGCTGGTCAGATCGCGGACCATGCCCCATTTGATGAGGCTGAAATCTCCCATGAACGCGAGCACCTTCGTCGGGGTCTTGGCCAGTCGGCCGTTGACGGTTCCGGAGGTCGCGGCGGTGATGCCGTCCAGGCTGCCGGCCTGCAGGTTCAGCGGGATCTCCGGGTAGAAGCGCATGCCGGTGGAGGGGACGCGCAGCTTGCGCAGGCGGGACGCCCAGGTCTTGGACAGGGCGACACCGTTGATGTCGTAGGAGTCGTTCAGCGCGTCGGCCAAAGCGTCCACGTTGCCGATCTCATCCTCGGTGGCGATCACCTGCACGGCAGACGTGCTCAATGGGTCGAATCCGGAGAGCGCCTCACCGGTCTTGGGGTTGATCGCATGGTAGATCACGTAGTCGAGGGCGCGGCCCAGTGCGGCTGCCTGATCGGCCTGGATGCTGCGGATGATCTGCAGCTGGTTGTCCTCGTCGGCCCACTGGAGTTCGCTGGTGACGCGGGTGGTGGTCTGCACCTTGAAGCGCTTCGCCACGACGGAGTCCACGGTCTGCTCGTAGCTGCTCTTGACCGCGCCTTCGGCCACTACCTCGGCTTCGCTCTTGCCGTTGAACACGAGGTAGTCGGCGTCGGAGAAGATCTGTGGCGTGCTGGGGCTCAGGGACGCGATGGTGCTGGTGTCCTTGGCCTTGTTCACGATTTCGGTGGCCACGCTCACGGGGAGCTTGATCTGGTCTGTTTTCATCGCCATGATGGCTTGTCCTTTCGGATGGTTGGGTTATTCGCCTAGGAGCTGGTGGATGTACGAGAGCTCTTCGGCGTCCTTGTTGTTGTTCTGGTGCGATGGAGAGCCCGTCTGGTTCCTCACCTGAGGCGGCTTGGATGCCGGATGCAGCGCCGCGTGCAGGAGGTCCGCATGCGCCTCGAGTTCCTCCTTGGTTCCGCCGCGCAGCAGTTCGGCCGGAACGTCCTTGTCTTTGGCGACTTCGGACACCCATTCCGCGTGCTGCTTCTCGGCCGCGGCGTCGTCGATCTGCTTGCGCAGCGCCGCGTTCGATTCCTTGAGTTTGTCGATTTCGCTCTTTCCGGCGTTCTCCATCTCGTCGAGTTTCATGGCCTTGGACTTGAGCTCGTCGTAGTCCTTGTACTTGCCGCGCTCCTTGGCCAGTCGCTTCTCGACGATCTGGTCGACCTGTTCCTGGGTGAACGACCTCGGCTCACCGCCATCGCCACCGTCATTGGAACCGCCCTCGTCGCCACCGCCGTCGATGAGACGGATGTGTGCCGGGAATCGGAATCTGATGGACATGCTGCTCTCCTTTGCTGTTTCCCGTGGATTCGAGTTCGACCGCGCCACGGTGCGCTGTATGGTCCTCCCACGCGATACGGCGCATGGTCGCCGCCAACCTGAATGGCTGGCCGAGTGGTGGATGCAGGATTCGCACCTGCGCGGCTGTGAAGCGCCCGAGTTACAGTCGGGTCCATTCGTCTGCTCTGGCAATCCACCGAAATCAATGGTTTTTGGTAAAATAGAAGTACCGGAGGTCCCGTGCAGACTTGAAATAATAGCCTATTCGTGCGGGAGTGCCTCCGGGTTTTTATTGCAGCTCGATTTCTCTCATCCCGTTGTTGTCCAATAGGAACAAACGTCTGATCTTGTTTTTCTTATGCAGCGCGTTATAGCGGGAAAGTTGCGTCACCAGTTTCTCCGGAGCCGAGTATCCAGTGAGATCCACAATGAATGCATCCTTCACGACACCATGCTGCTCGGCTTTGGATACCGCTTTTGAGATGTTCTTCGAAATGGATCCGTAGTCTGGGCGTTTTTGCCGAGATGACTTAACCTCGCACTCAAGGTCTTGCTCAATCCATTTCAAATCATTCGTCGATTTGTGCCCCAAAGTATCGCGTGGAATCCATTCGTAATGCTGTCCGAGTGACTTGAAATGTTCCAGGAACACGATTTCATGCATCTCAAGGACGTCTGCGTCTACTGGGACGCCAAGCGCCTTCTGCCTTCCATCCCATCCTTTCTTGCTTAATGATTTCTCGTCGCGCATGCCGGTGAAATCATGTTCGACTTTGAAAGACGCACGTTTCTTCGGCATGATCCCGTCGCTCAATTGCTTAGGGAACTTATGACGCATAACGAATGTGACGGCATTCGCGTCGGCCGAATCCAACTTGATTCCGGCTTCCTCGGCGGAGGACTTCCAATTCTTTCCCAATGCGTTGCCGTTGATGGCTTGCACGGCCTGATCGTACATGGCTTTATACTTCGCTTGGTCATAGCCGAAGATCTTGTCCTTGCCCCAGCTGCACACGGGAATGCAACGGCATTTGCCGTTATGGAAAGAGCCGCCGAAGTCCGCGCTTTCCTCACTGGTGTATGCGAATCCTCGGCTGGCGAGCATCACGCAAAATGCACAAGGATTGGAGCCTCGTGGGACGCGTGCCCATCCAGGATGCGTCTCGTCGGCGTCGCGGTTGTTCTGCGTGGTCAATCGTACAGACCTGCTCATCATGTCGGCAATGAACTGCTGCCAGTCGTCCACCGTCTTCAGGTCGGGCCAAAGGTCTTCAACAGTCAGCCCGTTGGCGTTGCCATGCTTCAAATTAGTGTAGTTATGCCCATTCCAATCGGTTCCAGTGAAACCGCCTACCTGACGGTATAGCACTTCATATTCGTCGCAAGTAGATGAGACGTAGGGCGGCATTTTGATGCCGGCGTATTTCTGCCACAGGTTCCTGGTGTCAGTGTAGTACCTGCGTGATCGTTCGGACGCATCGCGGGTGTACCTGAGCACTATGTCTTGTCGTTCCAACGGTTTCGCGGATTCCATCGCGTCGGTGGCGTCGTCTGTCAGATTCTCAAGATCAGTCTCGTAATCCCTATGCAGTTTCTCCAGTTTCTGACGAAGCTGCGCTTTCGCCGGTTCCGGCAGATCCAGATTGTTCAGATCCATCCGTCACCTCCGAGGACGCCGCGCTTCTGTCCATGAGCTGGTCGATGCGTTGTTCCGATTTCTGCCGTTGCTGGTCGGCGCGTAGGCGGGTGATTTCCTCGCGGGTCAGGCCGAGACGTTCGAGTCCGACATCGGAGTCGGCGTAGCCGGTGATCTTGTCGGCGATCTTCGTGAACGCGTCGGCGCGCGCCGCGTCGGAGATTTCCCTTGTGGGCGCCCATACCGGATGCACGTCGCGCATGGAGTCGGGTATCGTGTTCGCGCCTTCGCGCAATGCCACGGCGATGCCCATGGCCCGTTTGAGTTCCCGTCCGAAGGCCACGTTCTGCTTGTCAGCGATGCGCGTCAACCGTCGTTCGGCGGATGCCATGGCCTCGGCGCTGGTCGGATTGTCCAACGTGATGCCCAGATAGTCGACCGGCACTCGGGTCTGCGAGGCGACGAGCATGGCCAAGGTCTTGAGCATGTCCGAATGGGGCGTCATGGACGCCTGCTGCACCTGATGCAGTTGGGGAAGCTCTCCGTTCTCGTCCGCGGTGATCGCGTTGATCGCCTGGATGAGACTCGTCCATGTGTTGCTGCTGAACGCGTCCCTGTTCGCTCCGATGAACCAGAGTTTCGGAACGGAATAGAATTCGGCCGACGCCTCCATGCGGACCACGGTGCGGAATCCGGCGTCGACGAGGCTCATGAGCGAACGGCTGATGCGGCTGTGGCCGAATGGCCGGTCCATCTGCCTGTCGTAGGCGAGCGCGACGGCAGTCGGCTGGTCGAAGTTCGTTTCGATTTTCTCCGCCCGCCATGGGGTCAGGTGGCCGGAGCATTCGTAGACCTTGCCGGGGAGCCACACGTTGAACGCGCAGATTCGTCCGTCCTTGTCGTCCTCGGTGATGGTCAACGCGGCGGCCAGACGGTGGTTGCGTCGGTCCCAGATGCCCGCGGACCAGTCGGCGGAACGCGGAATCATACTGATTCGTTCCGGATTCTCCGGGTCTGCGGCGATGGTCAGGAAGCTGCATGAGTGCTTGTAAGCGGATACGATCAGTTCTGACGTGGCCACGTCCAATTGGTTGTCCTCGAACAGGTCGTTGACGCCCATCGTGTCGTCGCCGGATACGCTGAACCCTTCCAGGTCGCTCAGGTCGCTCAATGATCGGACGGCCAGTTCGGGCCATCCGATCATCGCCTCGACCTTGTTTTTGATCTGGTCGGGGATGGAGATTCCGAAGTCTTTGAATCGTTCCTTGCAGTCGTAGTAGGCTCCGCGGATCAGGTTGCGTGGGTATTTCTCACGCCACACGCGCAACAGTTCGTGGATGATGGGCATGTCCTCGTCGTCGACGCCGAGGATGGTGCCGACGTTTCCGCTTGCGGTGTCGAGGTAGCTGCTGCCGGTGAATTTCGGAGCGACACTTACCGTTGTGCCGTCGGCCATGTAGAACACCATCAGAACATCACCTCCTGTCGTCTTCCCGGATGTCGTTTCGTCGTGAACGCCCCGTACAGGGCGATCGTGGTTGATACGAGCGGCGTTATGTCGATATCCGAGCCGAGCTTGTTCCATGCGATCGCGCCGGACTGTCCCAATGGACGCGTGGTCGCGCCCTTGACGGCTGCGGCCAGCTGCGGCTGGTATTCGTCCGGCGGGTGCTTGAGCGTTCCGGCTTTGAGCATGTCGAGGAATCGGCCGCATGCGCGGCCCATCTCCTGCATGTTCGTCACGGTGACCTTCACGTGCGCGGCCTTCAGTTCGGGCAGCAAGCTCATTGCCGGGGACTGCGCGTCGATGATCACGCTGGCGGTCTTCGGCCAACGTTCGGCGAGCCAGTCCACGGCCCACATGGTGCCAGCCTGCCGCGCGTCCTTGATGTTCGCCATCTGGATGACGGCTGACCCGTCCTCGTACCGCAATGCGGCGCCGATGGTCAGCACGCTCCTGTCGGGCGGCATGTCGATGCCGAAGCTCACCGTGCCGCCGTCGGGCACGTCGTCGGTTTCGGCGGCCTTCCACAGGTCGGGACTGATGGCGTATGCGGTGGCGGTCTCGTCCCATATGCCAAGCGCCTCACGACGGAATGAATC